TGTTTTATTCATATTTTATTCCTTTTATAATTTGGCCATTTTTAGGGTTATGGGAGAGATTATCAAAAATTGATGCTCGTATCCCCCATTTATACATAAATAGATCCGCTGCGGGTTGCTCGCTAGCTTTAAATTTAACACCCTCTTTTCCATTTTTTGTAGCTGTACTACCAAAATGGTATAAATGTGCTTCGTGTGTTCTAATAAAACCAAGACCATTTAAATCTAACTTTAAAAAGAAATCCCAATCACAAATAAATGGTGACTGATACATTACATCAAATCCACCTACTATCATATAATCTTTTTTATACATAGCAAAAGGAAATATACCACCATTTAATGTTAATCCTTCTTGTTTAATTGACTTTTCATATTCAATAAAACTTGGATAATCAAATTCTTTTGGATTACGACCAAAATCTTTAACTACAAAATTAAATATACCTGGTCCTGTTGGTTCAATTTGATTTAAAGTTAATACCTTATTTTTAACTAGCGTTTTTTCGATTACAGTATCCCATCCACTACAGAACACATTATCATCATTTACTATAAATATTTTTTCATTACTAGCATTTATTACACCTAAATTAAGTGCTTGCTGCATGCCCTGATTATGACCTAAATCAAGTACTGATATGTAATCTTTATATGTTTCTAATACTTGCTTGCTTTCTTCATAAAATCCATCTACAGCAACTATGATTTCATTTTTATTATCTTGTTGGTCTATAGCTGATTGTAGACAAATGTCTAAATATTCAGGATTTCTATAAGTTGGTATTATTACACTAATCATATTTTGTTCCAAATTGCTGTTTTTTTCCAATTATTTAATGGTGATAACCAAGCTGTCTCTCCGTGTGTAGCATAACCTGGTATCGGAGTTACTAATAATTTATTTGCATATCTCAATTCTAAAAACATTTTAAAATCTTCTGGGTGTGCACCTGAAGTATGGTGTCTAAGTATACTTTCATTTTCCCTTAATGTGCTAACTTGAGCTGCAAATGTCATTGTTGTACTGTTTGTTATTTTCCAATGTGTAGATTCAGTTAAGTATACTCTAGTATCCTCAGCTCCTCCTTCACAATATGGATTTCCACCTTCATTTGGACTTAAATATTTGTCTGGATGATCATATAATGAAACAAATTGAGCTCCTAATGATAACCCTTCTTCAATAATAACTCTAGAATCTGGTTTGTGTAAATAATCATTTTCTAAAAAATAAACAGTATCACTATCTGACATTTTAAGTGCTTCATCTAAAGCAATATTAAATGTAGCAGCACCATTACCTTTATTAACATATAAAATATGATCTTTAGATTTATATTTTTCAATCATATCACTAGTTTCCTTAGAAACATTATCTGCTATAATAGACCATTCACAATCATCAAATACTTTAACTGCATTTGCTAAACAATTTTCATTATTAATATAATCAGGTTTTACTTTACTATAACCTGCATCTGATATTCTATAAATTATTCTCATAAAGTATCGTAATAGCTGTTTTGTTTTTCTTGTCGTTTAATTGTTTTTGGATGATATAAAGCAAGTTCAGGCATAGCTGGTAGTAAAGCATATGTTTTATGACCAGTTAATACTTCATGTACTTTATTTTTCCATTTAATTTCAGGTTTATTTTTCCAAATACGCCATTGATAATCAGGCCAATTAACTCTATCTTCTTCATCTACATTCCACCTCCATTTATTAATATGTTCTTGAGTTAATCCAGATACAGTATTTACTCTAGGTACTAGAAACACTTCATTTTCTGGATTGCTATTGATTATATTTGGTAGATGTTCTATTAATAAATCATTTGGTAATTCATCAGCATCTATTTGGAAAATATAATCCCCAGTACATAATTCTGTTAATTGGTTTTTCCAATCAGCAAAATGGTGTTTAAATACTTTAGAATGATAGGTACAACATGGATCCCCTTTTAATTCAGAAATACGAGCCCATACTTCATCAGTACCATTTTTTTTATCAAATAAAACAACTACTTCGTCTTCTTTACGTTTTGCTTTTATAAGAAAATTTAATAAACGAGTTATCTCATCTATCTCATTACAAACTGTTATTGCATAACTTATTTTCATATTATTCTGGTAATGCTCCAATATACGATAAGGCATCCATGTAGTCACGTTCTTTAAAATGCTTTAATGAAGACATATCTGGTTTATACTCTGTTTTTGAACCATCTTTATTTACAACTGGTTCATCTAATTTTACTGCTTTAACTGCTGCCCAAGCCCAATCTCCATCTTCATGTGATTTACCATCAGCATAAACCATACCTAATTCTGGTACATTAACTGTGTTTGGTAGCCATGTAAGTCCTGTTTTAGTATCTGTCCAAGCTAAGTCTTTATAAATTTCAGGCAATACAGCCCATTGTTCTTTATAAAACTGCTGATCAGGTGTCATTAAACTATTAGACCAAAAACCACAAGATATACTATAATAATTAGTAATTTCAGGTGTTACTTCGATTCTATAACATAAATCACCTCCTGATTTGGGACAATCAATTATTTCATCAAATTGTTCTTTCATTATACTTTATTTAATGTTGGAGTTGTTAGTGATGGAGTATCCATACTAGGTAAATTTAATTTTAATTCATTAGCAAATTCAGGTAAGTTATCTTCTAATAGCTTATCAACTAATTCTTTCATTTTAGTAAAACTAAATTCTGTTTTAATATAATGTCCTTGTTGTTTAGCTGGTCCAACATATTTTTTATAGTTAGTAAATACATTTTTTAATGCATCTTTAGCTTGTTTAGGATTAACTTGGAACCAATCATATTCTTTTTTCAACCATTGGTTTGCGGCTGAGGCATGTACTTTTTCTAATTGACCTCCTAATACAATTGCTAATCCAGGTTCAACAAAATCCATATGACCAGACCATCCTGATACTATTAGTGGTTTCTTTGATAAACAAAATTCTTGTAATGGTCGTCCAAATCCTTCACCTTTAGTAAAACTAACCATAGCTTTTACTTTAGGGTGATTATATAACTCATTCATTTGTTGATCAGTAAGACCACCATTTAATACATAAACATTAGGTAAATCATCATTTACATATTGTCTTTTAATCTTAGATATTTTATTAAGTATAGCTTCTCTACTCATATAACTATTTCTACCAGTAGATGCTTTTAATATTAAAGCTGGTCTTGATTTTTTATTTTTAAATGTTTGGAAGAAATAATCAATCATTAATCCTACATTTTTTCTATCATGACCCATATCACCTTGCATCCAATGTCCTACAAATAGATAACAAAACGATTCTTTAATAGCGCTTAAATCAAAGTCAACTTTAGGTAAATACTTATAAACATCTTCATTATACCCTTCAAATACTACTTCAATTGGTTTAGTTAATTTTAAAACATGACCTGTAGTTCTACCTTGTTGGTCTCTTTGTTCAAATCCAACTTCAGTAAATACTTTTTTACTGTGTTTTGATGAAACGAAATTCATATCCATTCGGTTTAAACCTTCAATCCAGGTATGATCACAACCTGTACTTTCAATTCCAGCTGTACATCCAATATTATATTTTCCTACTGGTTGGAATTCACTTGGAATAGTAATCTGCATCCAAATATCTGGTTTTTGTCCTTGAGCTACACCTTGCACTCTAAGTTCATTTAGATATTCCCATTCTTTATGATCTGTAGTAAAGCCAAATGGTGTATTACCCCATCTTTGACTTAATAATTTAACATCATATTTATCTAAATCGATAATTGACTTGACAATATCTCTTGCTCTAGCCCCATAACCACTGTATGTGTCAAATGGGCAACTTATATAAAAACTTGGTTTTTTCATTAATAAATAATTTTATGATTTAACACTTTACCTTTGTACTCAATTGCATTTACAATTTCGTATTCTTCTCTTGGTTCCCAAACTTTAAATAGTTCAGTAAAAGCTTCTAATACCCTTTCGGCTTGTCTTTCAGCTGTAAATCCAGCTTCATCACTTATAGCCCATTCTCTACCTTTTAATCCTTTAGCTTTACGTTCTTCTTTACTTAAATTATATACTTCCATATATCTTTCAGCTGCATCTTCCCACTTACATCTATCATCAAAAATGTATGGTGTTGGAGGTGAACCTTGAATTGATCTACTTGTTGGGTAAACTGGAAATGCCCATTCACCATGTTCTTTATATGTGCCTCTGTGGTTGGATGGTACTTCAGGTGATGGATCAAACCATTTACCTTTATCATCAACAAATCTCATTTGATCTTGCATTCCACCTGTTACATTAGCTATAATTGGTGTACCCGCTAACATAGCTTCTGTAAGGGTTAATCCCCAACCTTCATTTGATGTTAATAATACTTGAGCATCTGCTATATTATACAAGTAATTTAAATGTTTTCTATCTAACTTATTAATTGAAAATATACATGCTTTAGGATATTTTTCATCAAATAGATATTCTCTTACTGCTTCTAAATCAGTACCATGATCTGTTACTACTTCTGTGTGTAGTATCATTCTACATTTATCCGCTTTTTCTTTTGGTAATTGATCTAAAAAATGTCTAAACGCTAACATTGTATCTGGAATTTGTTTACGTCTAATATTTCTTGAATTAAAGAATAATGTATAATCAACATCATCACCTTTAAAAACAGAATTTCTAAAGATTTTCATATCCTTATAGTCATCATGATCTTTAGTAATAGGGAAATAATGGTTGTGATTTAAACCATGAGGTACATATTTAAACACCCTTTTACTATTATCACAATCAGCTAATACTAGCTCATTAATATTTTTAGTTTGTTTTGAAATACCCATTAATAAATCACATGATTCGTAATATGCTTGATTATATCTTGGTGCTGGATAGTCATCCCAAATATTAATATAAGCTATAGGACATTTTTTTCTAATATCATCTTCAGAATTAAAAATGTGAGTAAAATATCTTGGGTCTGTAAATAACAATAGGGCATCTGGTTTTTCAATTTCTAAAACCTGTCTAATTTCATCTTCTTTACCATAACCATTTACACAGTATATTTTAACTTGAGCATCATCAATCCCAATTTCCTTTCCTGTTGCTTGTCCTAAATCTAATACCTTACCTTTATCTGGATGGTTAATAGCTCCACCTATATTTACCCAGTTAAAATGGTGACAGGTATGTGATACTATTTCTTTTGCAACTGTTGCAACACCAGAGTGTACTCTAATGTCATCACATACTAAAACGATTTTTTTCCTCTTATCAGGAGGAAGGTGTTTAAAACTTTTATTCATTTGTTATCTATTTTTAGAGTTCAATATTTGTTTGATTAGTAATTTGTTTTCTAAAATCTTCATCTGTAAGATACAAAAACAAGCTACGGTCTGCAAGTTTTTGGAACGAGAATTTTCGCCTCACACATTCTACTTTAAAATCGTTAAACAGATCACTTTGTACTTTAACACTGGTTAGTGTCATTTTTGCTTTTTGTGCCATAATTTTTATTTTTAATAACGTTATATTTGTCTATACATATATGAATATTCCTCAAATTACGCAAAGTCTAGACCTGCTCCACATAATTCTTGTTCTTCTTTAAATGGACAGAAATTACAAGTCCATTTTGATGGTGTTTTAGGATAAATTTTTTCCTTAATATCACCATTAGAGTTAAAACATTCATTTACAAAATCATTTACTGCCTTTTTTGCCCTACCTAATTTAATTTTTCCACTAGGAGGAGTGAATTGTTGTACTCTATAAGCTTGATAGGGTGACATAATATTTTCGTCATCCATATCTAATACTTTTCTTTTTAATATAAAGAATTCAATATCAATTTTATCTAAAGGTATTCCATACTGTTCAGAAAAAAATTGTTTATATAATAATAATTGATACTGTTTGTCTTCATCTTTTTTAGCGTAATCGTTCCAACCTTTAGTACTGGTTTTAATATCGATTATTTTAAATGTTTCTGTGTTTTCATTGTATGTGACAACATCTAAATACCCCATGTATAATACGTTATTATACATTTTATTTGGCGCAACTATAATTGGTAATTCACAACCAACTAAATATGTTCCTTTTTTACTGAAATATCTAGCACGTTTTTTCTTAAACCATTCTATTATGGCAATCCCATCTTCAAAAAACTCCCTCATTTCAGTTGCTTCTGAAAAGTGGGAGTCATTATTCTTTTTATATTGTGCTTGGTATTCGCTTATAAATCTACCTCTAAAATCCTCAGTAATATCAATGTCTCTATCTGCTGCTGCAAATGATTTATCATAAGCATAATCTAGATAATATTGCATTGATTCATGTATTGCTGTTCCAAATACAGTGTGAATTGATGAAGTAAACTTTTTAATCTTATCTTTATATTGTAATTTCCATCTATGAGGACATCCCCTAAAGATCGACATTTGAGAATAAGATATATTCTTCTGAAATGCGAAGTTAATTGGTGATGGAGGATTATTTCTAATCTCCCTTACAATATGCGGAACCTTTTTAGCCAAACTATTTTTTCCATTTATCGCGACCTACTAAAAGACCGATTATTCCATAATTGGCAATGTCAATAAATGTGTCTTCCATACCTTCACCTTTAACAAATGATCTACCATTAATTAATAGGTTTTTAAGACGTGAAATTTTATCTGTAAGTCTAATACATAATCCAGTAAGTGAAAATGTTTTATCCTCTTTATTATTAAGGATATCTCCACCTAATGCTATATTATTTAAACCATAATCCATATGTTTGCGAGCAAACATTTCATACATTTCTTCTTGAATTTGTTTAAATTCTTTAGATAATTCAGGATATTCTTCTTCAAAAATAGTAATTGTTTGATTTATTTCATCTTCAATAAATCCTTTTATTTTTTTATTTTTTCCGTATTTTGAATTCATAATTTCTCTATCGCTCATAGCTTTTGATTGTTGAACAGCATTAGCAGCAAAATGGCCTCCGCTGTTGATTCTTTCTTCTAAAGTCTCCATGTATTTTTTAACTGAATCACCCATGTAGAAGTCCCTTAGAATTATAATACTTATCTAAGGCTTCTAGTCTATCATCTGCGTCGACTAATTTAACAAGTGCTTCTTCAGCATTCTTATAAAAGTCTTCAGTTGAATGGTCTCCAATACCAGCTGCTTTATCACCTAATAGTTCAAGTGACAAAAGTGCTTTGGCTTTATCTGCTTCTGCAGACGTACGTAACATTTCTACTAATTTGCTCATTTTATTAATTTAGTTATTTCTTTTTTTTCAAATCCTAATGTCTCCAATATACGACGGATTTGTTTGGTATCCAACAGAGTCATATATTCTTTTACTTCATTTTTAGAACATTCCCAATAACGACTTAAATGTTCAAGTAATTCAGGGTTTGATTTTTTAACCGATGATTTAACATACTTGTTCCATTTATTATTTTTGGGAATATATTCTCTATAAATTGAATATATTTCTTTCTTATTCTGAGGCATTATTTTTTGTGCCTCATTTACTAATTCTAAATAGTCAGGATTCATAGATAAAAACCTATGAACCATATAGCTGTTCCAGACATCCCAATCTTTATCAGAAAAGGAGTCTGGTTCAGATTTGATTGAATTAATTTGTTTAAGCCAATCAAATACATTTTTCATTATACTATTTCATCTTTAAGTTCATCTCTTAATTCTAGTGGTAACCCTTCACCTAATATTTTATTAGTTGTTGGATCATAGAAAATAGGAATAGGCATAATTGCATCGTTGTCTGTTCCTGCTACGAATTTAGAAATTTTTCTTAAAATAACTCCTGATTTAAAGATACTTCCACCTTCAGAATTCTTCATCCCTTCAGTTGATTTCAAATCAATGTTTGGTTGTTTTGGTGCTTCCATTTTTTACTTATTATTTATTAAATTATTAATTAAACTCATTATATTTATCTCTTTATCAATTCTAAAATTAGCTTTGTATTGATGC